CATTAGCGGTTCCGAACAATTAGAGGCTGTGCAATCTAATACCTCAGTAAGGGTTACAGCACAGCAAATTGCACAGTACACCGCATCGCTTTATCCTGCGCCTGGCATTAGCAGCGTTACTGCTAGTTCGCCTCTTCAATCTTCGACAGTTGGCGGCGCTGTTACTATTACACTCCCCACGGCATCTATTAGCAATACTTACCTCGCCCAAATGTCAGCAGGGACTGTTAAAGCTAATTTGACTGCTGGTTCAGCATCCCCATCTGATGTAACACCGAGTGCTATTCTCGACACATTTGGCAATACTCAAGGAAATATTCTTTATCGTGGTTCAACTGGTTGGCAAACACTTGGTATTGGCACAAATGGTCAAGTTGTTACATCTAATGGCACGACACCATATTGGTCAACTCCTACACAGCCAACGACAGGAGTCACAGCAGGAACTTATGGTTCAGCATCTGTTGTGCCTGTTTTTACTGTTAATTCATATGGCACAATAACATCAGCGACCAATACGACAATCAATATCCCATATACTCAAGTAACTGGCCTTGCTACATCGGCCCACGTTGATACAACAAATGCTACAAATATTGTATCAGGCCAATTGGCTTACGCAATTTACTCACCAACTATTGTTAATGCTTTAAATACTGCCATACCAGCGGTTCGTGGCGCTATTATGTATTATGGCGCTTCTGGCTGGACACAATTATCGGCTGGTGTTTCTGGTCAAGTTTTGAAAACAAATGGATCTGGTTCAGATCCTACTTGGTATTCAATCACTGGTACGGGTACTGTTACAAGTATTGGTGCTGGAACTGGTCTTCAAAGCAACACCACAAACCCAATTACAGCTTCAGGCACATTAAGCATTGCTAACACAACTGTAGGCGCTGGATCTTATGGCTCGGCATCTACGATTCCGACATTTACAGTTAATGCTCAAGGTCAATTGACTGCGGCTTCTAACGCCTCAATAGCCATTGATGCGTCGGCAATAACAACTGGCACTGTTCAAGTTAGTCAAGGTGGCACAGGCGCTACTTCTTTAACTGGCTATTTGGTTGGCAATGGAACCAGCGCATTTACTGCCGTTTCAACAATACCTAATTCAGGTTTGACCAACAGCAGTGTTACAATTGGCACAACAAATGTTGCCCTTGGTGCAACTGCATCAACACTGGCTGGTTTAACATCTGTCACTGTTACACAAAATCCAACATCAGCATTACAACTTGCAACAAAGCAATATGTCGATGACCAATCTACAACTGGTATTGATATTCACACACCAGCTGCGGCGGATGTTGATAACAATCTGACAGCGACTTATGTGCAGGGTGGCACAACACCAACGATTACGGCCATTGCATCAGGTTCAAACCTTACCAGCGCAAGCCATGGGTTGTCTGTTGGCAATATGGTGGTGCCATCTGTAACCGCAAATGGATTGGTGTCGGGAACGCCATACTTTGTTTGGTCTGTTATTGACGCTAATACATTCACATTATCTTTGGATTATTATGGTCCAGAGATTACCACATTTACCAATGGCACAGGATTAAGCATTACAACTCGTGCTAATTCTGGTGTTGGTGCGACATTAACAAATGCTGGAACACAGGCTGCCCTTGTTCTTGAAGGTTATACTGTTCAATTAAATGATCGTGTTCTTGTAACAGGTCAAACAAATGCTTACCAAAACGGCATTTATACCTGCACAAACCAAGGTTCAGCATCGACAAATTGGGTGCTAACTCGTGCCACGGATGGCAATAAATACATACCCAATAGCACATCTGGTATTTCAGCTGGCTCTTATTTCCTTGTCACAGGCGGCGGCGATGCTGGCGAAGCCTACGTTATTACAACGCAAGGCAATATTATTATTGGCACAACTGCGATTACTTTAACGCAATTTAGCCAAGTGCCGACTTATACCGCTGGAACGGGCCTTACCCTTTCAGGTTCGCAATTCAGCATTACAAACACAGCGGTCACATCAGGATCTTATGGTTCCGCTTCATCTGTGCCAACATATACAGTCAATGCGCAGGGCCAATTAACGGCTGCTTCTAATACATCAATTGCGATTGCCGCTTCACAAATTACATCAGGAACTATTGGCTCATCCCTCATTAGCGGGTCATATACGGGCATTACAGGCGTTGGGACGCTTACGGCTGGTACTTGGAACGCCAACACAATTACAGTGCCTTATGGCGGCACAGGTGCGTCTACATTGACTGGTTATGTGTACGGCAACGGCACATCGCCGATGACGGCATCGACCACAATACCAAATACGGCTATTTCTGGCCTTGGCACGATGTCCACGCAAAACGCCAACAGCGTGGCTATTACTGGCGGCACAATCAATGGCACGACAATTGGCGGCTCAACGGCTGCCGCTGGTACGTTCACAACCCTGACGGCAACGACATCAAATCTCGGCACTGTCAGCACAGGAACTTGGCAGGGAACAACAATTGGTGTCGGCTATGGTGGCACTGGATTAACCAATTTTACCGCCCCCAATAATGCGCTTTACTCGACATCATCATCGGCTTTAACGGCTGGAACATTGCCTGTTCTTGCTGGCGGTACGGGTGTTACGACATCGACAGGTTCAGGATCTGTTGTTCTTTCCACCTCACCAACATTGGTGACACCTGCATTGGGAACGCCATCAGCGGTTGTTCTAACCAATGCTACGGGCCTTCCTCTGACAACAGGTGTGACGGGTACCTTGCCCGTTGGCAATGGCGGCACAGGAACGGCAACCGCATTTACCGCTGGTTCGGTAGTCTTTGCTGGTTCTTCTGGTGTTTATACGCAAAATAACTCTAAGTTATTTTGGGATAACACAAACTTCCGCCTCGGCATTGGAACGGCATCCCCTGCAAGCAGCTTATATATTTCTGCAACAGATGCTGTTTTAGTCCCCGTTGGTACAACATCGCAACGTCCTACTGGTGTGCAGGGTTATTTCCGCTATAATACAACAACAAGCGCATTTGAAGGTTATAATGGAACTGCTTGGGGTAGCATTGGTGGCGGCGCAACTGGTGGTGGTGCTGATCAGGTCTTTTATCTCAATGGTCAAACTGTCACGACTAGCTATTCTATACCATCAGGGCAAAATGCTATGTCAACAGGTCCAATTACAATCAATAGTGGCGTGACTGTTACAGTTCCCACTGGATCAAGATGGGTGGTCTTATAATGTCAGTTATTCTTAACGCTACAACATCTAATGGTTTGACAATGACACCCGATAATTCGGGTACAGTCCAGTTTCAAACCGCTGGCACAAATACGATGTATATTGATGGCAGCGGGAATGTTGGCATTGGGACAAGTTCGCCTGCTTATAAATTAGACGTTAACGGAACAGTGCGTGGGCGTGGAGATGTATATCTTGGTTTTGTAAGCGGGTCACAATCTGGTGTTTGGTGGTCACAATCCAATTATGCAGTTCCTGCTTTCCAAGGTTTAACATCTGCTGGCAATGTTGGTGACATTGTTATGCAGCCAGGCGGTGGCAATCTTTTGGTAGGGACGACAACATCCGTAGGCAAAATAACGCAATATGGCGGTCAAATTGTTTCTGGTCGGTTGTCAAATACTACCAATTACGATGCTTCAAACGGGAGCATCAACATAACATCTTCAGGTGATGGAAACCCAAGAGGTGTCATTACATTTGGTAATAGTTCTACCGCTTCACAAAATTGGCATTTCGTTTCGGGAGAAAGTGGCGCTTCCTATAGTATGGTTTGGTATAATGGAAATTATGGCTCTGGAACGGCAAGGATGCAATTGACAACGGGCGGCGCTTTATCAACGACAACTGGAACGATTAGCGCTATTTCTGACGTCAATTTCAAAGAAAACATCATTGATGCTCCAAATTATTTAAGCTTGTTAAACCAAGTGAAAGTAAGAAAATTTAGCTATAAAGAAGAAAATTCTGCGACACAGACTCACATTGGTGTCATTGCGCAAGAACTTGAACAAATCTTGCCTGAAATGGTTTTTGACCAAAAAGATCCTGTGAAAGAAACTGTCCACAAAACCGTTCGATACACTGATTTTGTGTTGATGTTGGTAAAATCAATCCAAGAACTTAAATCCACCGTTGACGCACAAGCAACAGAAATAGCCACCTTAAAATCTAAGGTAGGAGCATAATATGTCATTCGCAGTTAACGGAACCACAGGCATTACCTTCAACGACAATACCAATATGGGTACTGCTGCGAGCCTTGGGCCACGCAATCGTATTATCAATGGTAATATGTTAATTGACCAAAGAAATGCGGGTGCAAGCGTTACGGCCTCAACAACGGGGTCTGATGTTTATACAGTTGATCGTTGGTCATATTATGTAACGCAAGCATCAAAATTCACTGTTCAGCAAAACGCAGGGTCAGTAACACCTCCAGCGGGCTTTACAAAATATCTTGGTTTTACATCCAGCTCTGCATATACATCCGTCTCAACCGACCTTCTGGTTGGTTTTCAATGGATCGAAGGCTACAATGTCGCCGATCTTAATTTCGGTACGGCAAATGCCAAGACTATAACAGTTTCGTTTTGGGCTTATAGCTCATTGACCGGAACATTTGCAGGATCTGTCGTTGGAACAAATGGTTCAACTTTCAGGTCTTATGTTTTTACATTCAGCCTTGCCTCTGCAAATACATGGACGTATATAACTGTTACAATACCCGGTGACACAACAACTTTTTCTTATAATACGACAAATGGGCAGGGATTAGCTTTATCTTTTAATTTGGGTTGCGGTTCAAATTATCAAACAACAGCTGGGTCTTGGAATTCTTCAAATTATTATTCAACATCAAGTGCTCAAAATATAACTGCGACATCAGGCGCAACTTTCTACATAACAGGCGTACAATTAGAAGTTGGTTCCGTAGCAACACCATATCAATTTAATACCTACAGCGATCAATTATCGCAGTGCCAAAGATATTGTTATAGGCCTGTTGGACCATCTGCTTACAATTGGCTTTCCGGTTCTGGTGGTTGGGGTAGCGTCACAAATGCTCTTATAGGTGGAACTTTCCCCGTTCAAATGAGGACTGTGCCATCTCTAACAACTGACAGTTCTACTCTTTCAAATTATGCCGTTTATGCAACAAGCGGTGGAACATTTAGCGCTGTAACATCCTTATCAGTAAATAGTGTTTCTGGTACATTTAATTATCTTTTAAGTGTAGGAACTGGATCTGGTGGAACAACAGGAACAGTTTGTTATTTATCTCAAAATTCACAATCAACTTATGGTTTATATTGGTCAGCGGAGATATAAAAATGTACACTAACGCATACTATGTAAATGGTCTTGATGGAAAACCAATGTGCATCAATGCTGAGTTGGCAAGTGGACAATTTATTTCTATCCCACTTGATCCAGAAAACAGTGATTACAAAAACATTATGAAATTAGTGCAAGAAGGGCAATTAACTATTGCTCCTGCAAGCTAAGGAACTGAACTATGTCGGCAATTATTGATGGTACAAACGGCGTAACGGCAGCAACACTTGTTCCATCAGGTTCCTCTGCCCCTACCAACGGAATTTATCTTCCGACAACAAATTCTGTTGCAATTGCAACTAACGGCACAGTAGGATTAAAAGTTAATTCAAATGGCAATGTATCAATGCCATTGCAACCTTCTTTTGTTGCATCATTAACAAGTAATAGCGATCAAACTTATACAAATACGACATTACCATTTAATATAGTTACGCTTAATAGGGGTGGTGGAACTTTTAATACATCATCGTATTATTATCAGGTTCCAACTAGCGGATATTATTTATTTCAATGTTCGACTTACGGCACTAATTCTGCTGGTTCAGCAACTATGTATCATTATTTTCTTGTTAATGGTTCAGCACCTTCTGGATCTAGACCCGTATCAGATGTTTATATTGGCGGTTCAAGTGGTCAAGTTGCTATTTGTGCAATACAGGCTTTCCAAGTAATAAATTGCAATGCTGGCGACCAAGTTTCAGTATATGCATCAGCATATAATTCATCAGCTGTTTATAGAATTTACACTGGTGCATCTCTGTTCCAAGGTACATTTTTAGGGTAAAAAAATGGCAAACACATACACTTGGCATATCGCAAACATGAACATTGTCCCGTCATCAAATGGGCAAACTAATGTTGTGTCTAAAATTTATTGGTATCTTGAAGCTTTTAGCAGCGAGACACAGCAAGTTAAAAATATGGATGGGTCAACAAACACAATTTCATATCAGGCGACAACCAACGGCGAAACTGATGTAACATACACAGCTGGCTCACCCTTTACGGCCTATAATCAACTTACTCAGGCTGAAGTCATTGGATGGGTGCAGGCTGCATTAGGGGCCACTCAAGTTTCGGCTCTTGAGGCACAGTTAGATGCGGAAATAGCAGCTAAAATTTCTCCTCAAAATACATCATTGCCATTACCTTGGCATAATTAATCTAAGTTGTCCTTTATAAAAAATTGTTTATTATATATTTTAACCAGAGGGGGTTATAATGAACAATCTGCCAATACAGGTTGAAAAGTATTTATATTTTCCAACCTCAATATATATAGTTCATAGACCAGATTTTCTTAAATCTGTAATGGAAGTTTCTGAAGAACATCTTAATGAAGTTAAGGAAAAAACACAGAAAAACGAAATATATCCTTTATTTATGACGCAAAGTTACTTTCTTGATCCAAGAATTGAAGAATTTTCAAAATATATTGCTCAAACTGCGTGGGATATTCTTAAAGATCAGGGATATAACATGACAGATAAACAAACTTTTTTTACTGAAATGTGGACACAAGAACATTCCAAACATTCCCTTATGGAACAACATACACATAAATTTGGAGCACAAATCGTAGGTTTTTATTTCCTTGATACGCCAGAAGGCTGTTCACGTTTAGTTATTCATGATCCACGCCCTGCCAAGACAATCGTTGGGTTGGATGAAACCAACATGACAATGGCTACAGAAGCCAGCGACATGATTAACTTTGAACCTAAGCCTGGTATGATTGTCTTTACAAATGGTTGGTTGCCACACTCATTTGGTCGCCACGCAGGTAAAAAGCCAATTAAATTTGTGCATTTTAACCTTAGCGTTCAATTTGCACCACCACCCGCTTGTCCCGCTCCAGCAGCGGAAATAATCTAATGCCAAAGTATAGCATCAGATTTAACAAAAGCCGTGGCATGGATGGGCGTGGAACGCCTGACCATGTGTGGCGGGTATTCGAAGACAACAGCAAAGAATACCTATTTAAACATCTGAATATTTCTGTCCCAATTACGGATGAACGTGATGGAGAGGATTGGAATATTTGTTGTTTTGGTGTATTAAATATAGATCGTGAGTCATCGACTGCGATCATTAAACCAGAGGGAAATGGAAAATGAACGTGAATTTAACCTTAACAGTAGAAGAAGTTAATTACATCCTAAATTGCCTCGGTTCTCGTCCTTTTGCCGAGGTACAGGCTTTAATTAATAAAATTAAAGCTGACGGGGATGCTCAACTTGCTTCTGCGGCTCAAGCTAATGCTGCACCAGCAGCTGATGCAACGGCTACACCAGACGCCCCGCAGGAATGAAAAAATGTCTGATCTTGACCAAACATCCGTAACAATAGGCGATTTACTAGCCAGAGTTAAAATTGTTGAACAGGATATGGTCGATATTAAAAGAAGTCAGGCTGAGATTTTACAAATTTTACATGAAGCTAGAGGTGGATGGCGTATCATGATAGTTCTTGGTACGCTTATCTCTGGTATTATTGGTTATTTATCGTCCCACGATTGGTCATTTAGGTAGAATTTCTTTCACAATTAAATTATATAGTTTTAATAAGCATTTAGAGGGAAGTGCAATGTTGGGGATGAGGCATGGACCCTCTTACAATACTTGCGTTAGCCCAGACTGCCTATGGCGCTATTAAATCAGGCATAGCCGCTGGCAAGGAAATCCAAGGCATGATGCAGGACGTCAGTTCCCTTATGGGTTCTGTCGGCGAAATTACACGTCTTGTTGCAGATCCGCCCAAAAGCATCTTTCAATCGAAAGAAACTGCCGAAAAAAGGGCTATGGATGCTTATGCTGCTAAACAGCAAATCAACAAGATGATGCAGGAAGCTCAAAACTTGTTTGTGTCCGAATATGGCTATGGCGAGTGGATACGGCTACAAGAAGAAATCACCCGTATTAAAAAAGCTGATAAACTTGCTGCCGAAAAAGCCAAGCGTGAACGTGAAAACTTTTTGCGTGGTTTAATGATTTGGGTAAGCGTAGCTGTAATACTTCTATGCTTTATCTTTGTTGCCTTTTTTGTGGCTTATCTCTTAACTGTGAAAGGTTGATCTTATGAATATGTCTGAAGGCGGATTAAACGCCCTTACGAAACAATTTGAAGGTTGCAAATTAACAGCTTATCGGTGTCCAGCAGGTATTTTGACTATTGGATATGGTCATACATCTGCTGCTGGTGCTCCTGAAGTAACCGAGGGCATGACTATATCACAAGAAGATGCCAATCGTATTTTGGCAGCTGATATGGTTAAGTTTGAAAACGATGTTAAAGCTCTTGTTAAAGTAGAACTTTCACAGCATCAATTCGATGTATTGGTCGATTTTTGTTATAATGCTGGTAGGGGTAATTTAGCTTCATCAACTCTTTTAAAGTGTGTCAATGCAAAACAATTTGATCGGGTTCCAACAGAACTGCAGAAATGGACTAAAGGTGGCGGGAAGGTATTGCCCGGTCTTGTCCGTCGTCGGAACGCCGAAACAGATTGGTGGAACACGGGCGGCAAACCCGTTGAGGAGCAAGAACAACGCATTACCCCTGACGTACCGCAAACCAAGACGATGGCTGAAAGTAAGCAAGGCAATACAGCCTTGGCAACATCTGCGATTGGCGTGGCGGGTGTTGCTAAAACCGCAGCCGATCATGCGTCAGACATTGTTGGTCAAGCGCAATCAGCAAACGACTTACTTACGCAGGTACAAGGGCTTTTGTCCAATACGACTTTTGACCTGTTTTTAGTTATTGTTCTTTGTGGGGCAGCAATTTGGTACTGGCGGTCAAAACATTTAGAGGAGCATGGCGTATGATTGCTTTTCTTCTTACCCCTATAGGGCGGTATGTTGCTATAGCAGCCATTGTAATTGTTGCCCTTTTTGGGGTATATTACAAAATAAGTTCAGACGCAGTTTCAGCCTATCAAGCTAAGGAAACGGCGCAGTCTCTGGAGCGGGTCGATGAAGCCATTAAAGCTGGTGATAGGGTTGATGCTATTGACAGCAGCCCTGACGGGTTGCGCAGTCCAGATGCCTTTGAGCGTAAGTAGTACCTGCGCTGTGTGGACTGGTATTGGTTGGTCTCCCAAAGATACCGACCAAACCATTCACGATGTAAAGGAAAATAATGCACGCCGTGAGGCATATTGCCAAGGTGTTAAATGAGCGTTCCAGCAACCAATGCCTTAACGTACAATGGCTACATCACTCAAATGGCTGAGATGGCTATTGTGCCAACCTTTACGTCTGCAACCAATACCACAATTAATGGCATTAATTATTTAGCTAACGTAACCTACGGCGGTACTACATCAAACCCTGATACCAATTTTAATACCATTATACCTATGATGCTAAATTATGCTGAACTTCGTATTCAGCGTGATTTAGATTTAAATCAATCAATGACAACAAATACTTACAATTTGTCTTCTGGTAATAATTCATTGAGTATTTCAGTTAATGATTTTGTTACATTACAAACATTTTCTGTTACCTCAAATGATCAAACTGTTGTTAATGCTCCTTTAATTCCAACAACAAAAGAATTTATCAACAACGTTTATCCCTATGGAACGGGTGCTACAGGAACCCCTAAATACTTTGCTGTTTATGGTGGTGATCAGGCAACTTCAGGTAATACATCTCAATTATTTATAGTTGGCCCCTATCCAGA